TTGTTAAATGGATAGGCTTTTCCTTGGATGAAGCAAGCAGGGTGATTAGGATGCGAAACTCTGCTGATGCTGTTTATTTCCCCTTAATAGATGGTGTCCCACTCCGTCGCCAAGGTTGCATTATGGCTGTTGAGAAAATGGGTTGGCCCACACCGCCGCGATCCTCCTGCTGGATGTGTCCCAATATGAGACATGATGAATGGCAGGATTTAAAGGAGAACTCGCCTAACGAATTCCAGCAGGCGATTGAGCTTGAGACAGAGATAAGAAAGAAAGACCCACACGCTTTCTTTCATCGTTCATGCAAGCCACTGGATCAAGTGGACTTTGAGCGTGAGCCAGACCTTTTTAGTCGCCCCTGTGACTCAGGGCTTTGCTTTGTATGAGCTTCCGCAAGTGGGGGACCGGGTGGCAGTTTAGCGTGAAAATCTGGAGAGCGCGGGTCACGGTTATTAAGACCCCAGCCCATCGTGTCCACAATAATAAAAACTTTCATGCCCTTGCCTTACTACTGGGGTGGCACAAAAAATAGTGTAGACAGCGGCTTCGTGTGCGAATAGTGGACGCAAGACGTGGTGTTGTGGTGCCAGTGGAGATCGCTGGACGAGCGTCGCGGTGCCCCTTACTCCATTCGGGGACACCTGTTGTGGCTCCATGAATCAGCAGCCCCGTCATTAAAGGTTTAAAATGGAAAGACGCGAGATACATTCAAAGGTGCTGGGGGATGTCCAGCAACGATCCAGGTGGGAGACAAGGCAGGCGTTGTGGTATGAGATGCGCCATTCAGGTTTAAGGAGAAAGAGCAAGCCCTGGCCCAATGCAGCCGACCTGCACTACCCCCTGATTGACACGGTAGTGGACAAGCTCAAGCCCTTCTATTACCAGCAGATAATTGGCATGGATGTCGTGGCTAGTTTTGTCCCGATGTGCCAGCAGTTGAATGCCTTCACGGTAACTGCAGAGAGATGGTTTGATTACAAGATAAAGGAGCGCAGCAATTTCCAGACTGAATCATTGACCTGGATAGACCACGGCCTGATGAGTGGCAGGAGTGTCATCAAGGTGTACTGGGACAACGACAAGAAGCAGGTGCAGTTTGATGCCATTGATCCGCTCTATGTGATTGTCCCTCCACACACCAAGCACCTGAAGGATGCCGACAGGTTGGTGCATGTCATGCGTATGTCAAAGGAAGCCTTCAAGGCAAGCCCGATGTATAACAAGGAGGCGCTGGAGTTGATGCTGGGTGACAGTTCTGAGACAGCCAGTGAGAAGCAGCAGGAGACTTTCAGCCGGGAAGGCATCACCTACGAGGCGGACAAGGACAAGGTGATTGTCTGGGAGGTGTACGCCAAGGATGATGATGGTGACTGGCAGGTGCATACCTATTCGCCATCGGCAATTGACATTGACCTCAAGGAACCGATGAAGCTGCCCTATCGGCATGGTGAACCTCCCTTTGTGGATTTTAGTTATGAGATCAAGGACAAGGGATGGTACAGCCCCAGGGGTGTGTGTGAGCAGTTGGCTCCCTACGAGAGTTACCTGTGCAAGTTGTGGAATGAGAAGACCGATGCTGCGACCATGTACAACCGTCCATTGTTCAGGGCGGAACGGGAAGTTCCCAATGCAGCCAACTTGAGGTTGAGTCCGGGGCAGATTCTGCCCTTTGGCATAGCGCCGGTTACCATGCCCCAGCCACCCATCAGTTTCGACCAGGAGATGGTAAGCGCAAGGATGGTGGCTGAACAACGGGTGGCGGTGCCTGACTTTGGCATTGGACAGATGGTAAACACCAGCGAGAGAAGGACAGCCACCGAGGTGCAGGCCGTGGGCAACCTGATGGCACAATCCGGTGATTTACGTTCAAGGGTATTCCGCTTGGCACTTGGCAGGGCATATCACCAGGCATGGAGTCTCCTGATGCAGTATGATTCAAAAGACCTGCTCTTCCGTTACCTGGACGACACGCAGGAGGTTGATCCCGTGGTGATGCACAGCAAGTATGTCATTGAACCCAAGGGCGGTGTGGATGGCGTCAACCGTGCATTGAAACTGCAACAGGCTGTGTTCCGTAAGCAGTTGTTCGGGCAGGCACCGTGGGTTGACCAGGTGGAACTGGACAAGAGCATCATGGAACTGGACGACCCGGTACTGGTGAAGAGATTGATTCGTGACCCGAAATTCAAGGAGATGGATGAAGCGGAGGACGAAGCCCACAAGATAACGATCATGGAGAAGGGTTGGCCGGCAAGGGTCAAGCCGGGTTCAGACTTTGGGTTGAGGTTGCAGGTACTGCTTGGGTATGTGCAGCAGAGGGAGCAACTGGGAGAACCGCTGGGTGAACTTGCCCAGCAGAGAATAATGGAACGGGTCAATGCCCTGCTCGAAGGTTACGAGGAGGTGGACCCAAACAATGCGAAGGCATTGAGAAAGCAACTGGAGACTAATGCTACACAAACTGGCGGAAGCGGCGAAGCTATACCTGCAGGACAGGAAATGGGTGGATAAGCCTGAATGGGACCATGAGGACGAGGAACGGTTAAGGTCGTTCCTGAAGACTGATACAGGGAAGAAGCTCAAGGCATACCTGTTGAATCTGACACTGACCTATAATGCCGAGGCAGTGCAGGCTGAAAATAACCTTGAAAAAAGTTGCGGATGGGCTAGTGGCTTCGCAGGGGCTGTGTCAACGCTTGACGCGCTGGCTCAACCCGACAGGATTTACAAGGCGGAACCGGAGGAGGACGACGGCTCTGATCTTGAACGATATCGTCCTTAACTACGTTTTGTGGGAATGAGAACCGACCATGAAATGATTCAACTGGACTCAAGGCAGGCCCAGGCGCTTGGTGCTACTGGAAACCTGAATTGAAGCACCGTACATGACAAAATGAGCGAAAACACTGATGGAGAGGCTGTAGCACAAAATAGTGCATTAACAGAGGAACAGGAACTGGAGAAGTTGGCCCAGGCAATGGATGCCGGGGTTGAGCCTGAAGTGGTTGAAGAACCGCCAAAGGAACCGGAACCGGAACCAGAGGAAGTTGAAGCTCAAGAACCTTCCGTGGGTGCGGAGGGTGAGTTGACAGAAGGTGAAGCTCCAAAGGTCACCAAGGCTGACAAGGATACAGCCCGACTCGACAAGACCTGGAAACAGGTCAATGACGAGAAGGACAGGATCAAGGAAGCCAAGGAGGCACTGGAAGAGGAACGCAGGGAACTGGATCGCCAGAAGGCGAACCGTACCAATGAGTTTAAGGACTCAGAGGGGTACACGGCGGATGACTACCGCAGGACTGCAAAAGCCTGGGAACAGGACGGCGAATATGACCGTGCTGAATGGGCGAAGAAGCAGGCCGACGTGGTGGAAAAAGAGGCAAAGGATGCCCAGGTTAATGCCGAACAGGAAAAGTTTCGGGAGGAATTCCAGAGAAACTTTGACAAGGCAGCCGAGGACAACCCGGACCTTAACACCCGCACCAGTGACCTGCATATGGGTGTCATGCAGTTGATGCAGGACAAGCCGTTCCTGAGTAGCTACCCGGAGGGCATCATTGATGCCGTTGAGGTGGTGAAGATGAGAGGTGCCTCCAAGGAGGCTGACGAGCTTAAAGCCAAACTGTCAGAAGCAGAAAAAGAAATCGAGGAGTACAAGGGCAAGCTTTCCATAGGAGGCAGCCCACCGACAGACCGGCTGTCCGGTGCCAAGGGTTTCGATGACATGAGTTCTGACGAACGCGAGAAGGCGCTGGAGAAAGTAGCCGAGGACTTTGATCGGCAGGGCGTGTCCATATTTGGGCGCTAACCTTGTAGTCCAAAATAGCCGATAAAATCGGCGGAAAGGATAGTCATGGCGGGAGTCACGTTATCAAGTACGTCTGGAGTTTCTGATCAATTCCAGACTCATTTCAGCAAGAAATTGCTGGACTATGCGGTTCAGGCTTTAAAGCTGGATCAATTCGCAAACAAGGCACCGTTGCCCAAGAATAGCGGCAACAAGGCCATTCGGTTCTTCCAATACGGGGAACCAGCAACCACGGACATTGCAACCCTTACGGAGGGCACGGCCATTGCGTCGAGCGCCTACCGCAAGATGGAGATGTCATCAGTGGACGCAACACTCGTCCAGTACGGCGAGGTCATTGGTGTGACCGACATACTCAGTGCAACTGACCTGTTGGGCACACTTAAACAAGCCAGCAAGACAGCCGGTGAGGATGCCGCATTACACTGCGACACGCTCATTCGGAACGAGCTGGTTAACGAGGGGACAGACAGTGAATCGGACAGTCGCACCAAGCGGTATGCAGCAGGCAACCTTGCTGCAGAGGATACGTTCACTGAGTTCCGTGGGAACACTGCGTCTGACTATGTGGTGACGGCAGACGATCTTCTGGATTGCTGCACAAACCTGAAGGTCAACCGCGCTCCACAGATAAACGGCAGCTACGTTGCGGTCATGGCACCCCAGGTGTCACGCGACCTGATGCGTAACGATGACTGGCTGGAGGCTCACAAGTATTCAGACGTTCAAGGTCTGTATAAGGGTGAGGCCGGGAGCATTCATGGAATCCGAATCGTGGAAAGCACGAATCCATTCCGTGAAGATATCTCTGCGGATACCGACAAGGGCACACATGCTGCCACTGGTGCCATCTTCAGCACGTTCGTCATGGGTGATAATTCCTATGGTGTACCGGCGCTGTCAGGTGACACTCCGATGAGTCCAAAGATTGTTATCACGGACACACCGGATAAGGCGGACCCGCTAGGGCAAATGACCACACTGGGATTTAAGCTTTTCTATTGTTCCAAATTGCTGAATAGCAACTGGAATATAGTTCTGCGTTCGTTCTCAGCTTACGCATAAGCCAAGGGGTGGAAACAGAGGGTGCCCCTGTTAGGGGTTTTCAGGGGCACCCTTCTTTTAAAGGAGATAATGGAATGCCAATTTATACGTTCATAGGAAAAGGCGGGGAGAAGATAGAGAGACTGGTTGCCGCCGGCACACGCGAGGTGCATGAGGATGGAGAACTTTATGTTCGGGGAAAGCTCCCTGAACAATTTGCTTTTACAGGGCGCAACCTGCCCCAGACGTTTGAACAGAAGATCAAGCGTGGTTACCATGAGATGGAGAACAGGAAGGGGGCAAGGTTCAATTCATCCTACTCCAAGGATAAAATCAAGAAAGCGTGGGGGTTTTAAATGGCGACATTAACGGGCAGGACAATTTCAGCGAGCTATACTGAGCTTTTAAAAACAACCGGGTCCGGGGGGATTACGTCATCACTGGACACGGTTCAGGATGGTGACGCGACAGATTCAGCCCTGCAGCTTTCCAGCACCGGGATCAAGTCCACCGGCACCCTTGAGGTGGCGGGGGTTTCCACCCTGACCGGCAGCGTGACCCTGGGCGAGGATGCCGTGATTACCTTTGAGGGGGCGACGGATGATGAATTTGAGACAACCCTCACGACAGTCGATCCAACGGCGGATCGCACCGTGTCCCTGCCCAACGCAACCGACACGCTGGTTGGCAAGGCCACTACAGATACTCTTACCAACAAGACCCTGACCAGCCCGGCACTTGATACTGGCGTCAGCGGCACGGCGGTTCTGGACAGTGACACCATGAGCGGGGCATCCGCAACCACGCTG